AAGCTCTTCAGCTACAGCAGAAGAAATGATATTCACTTGGTCAAATCGCGTAGCCGTCCAGTACTGCTTTTTATAAATTGCTTTGGCCACATCTAAAGGCAAATCTTTCATATTGCCCTTATAGCCGCTTGCACGTGCGACCGCTTCAGTAATACCGAACTTTGTTGCACCGCCCCGATCGGCTGGATTATTTACATAACCGCCTTCTCGTTTAATCAACTCTTCAAGATATTGTTCAATGTTCATTTCACTTTCCTTTAGGCAATAAAAAACCCCGCATTTGCGGGGTTTTTCTGATTTTTAGATTTTATGATACTTTTCGGAGACGAGATGCATGAATGGTGCTGCGCATATCACCCTTGAGAACTTCTCGCATACTTGGAGTTTTTGCACAAGCAGACAATACACATTGAGCTACCAATTCATTAACTTTTTGTTGTTTTGTTTCAGTTAATTGAACATGACTTAGCAATGAAATAACGTTCATAATTCCCACACCTATTTAGTAAGGTTTATTGACGTCGAAAGGCAAGCCAACGCTTACCTTCAAACTTAACTGTCAAACCAGCTTTATCTAATTCTGATTTAATGGATTCTGCTGCGTCATGCATTCGCTGTAAGAATGCTTGACTATAGTCCGTACGTGCGTAGATTTTAGTCGCACTACCAGAACAATCAGCATGCTGCAAGAATTTTTGAATAATAAAGATCAAATATTCTGCGTATTTCGAATCATATTCTGAATCAACTAAACTATCAAGCTCTGGGCTAATGTAGATATCAAAAATCTTTAACGTTAATTCACGTCCACGACGATGATAACCGACTTCAACAATAACATTTGGATGATCACAATCATCTTCACAAATACCGATATAAGTGTTTAGACTTTCTCGCGTTAAATAATCCCCATAATCTTTACTTGCTTGAATGTGTTCGAAAAACTGTTCATTTAACTCAATTAATTCGTCATCAAGATTTAATGCTATACCGCGATCAATCCAGTGTCGTGCTGTTGTTTTTAATAATTCTTCGTCAAATGAAATGATATTCAATTTTATTCCTCTCTTATAAAGTAAAGACAAAAGAAGATAACAAATTATAAAAACAATATAAAGAAGACACTAATTGATACATTAGTATTAATAGACCGCCCGAAGGCGGCATTAACTGTTTTCAATGTCTTTTCTGGCTTTTTTAAACTCTTTGATCACTTCAACGATCGTTTTACCTTCCTGTTTATCTATAAAATTAAAAATCCAACGGACTAAAGCCCAACCGGGTAAACCACAAACAAAGAAGAACCCACCTAGAGCAATCATCCCCCATACATCAGTAACCCATTCATGAAGCCCCCACTTCACTATAATGAATGAGCCGCCAGCAAGGCTTGATACAACTGTGCAGATCAAGCCTACACCCCACTCTTGTGGTGAGCGTGGCATTCGTGTCATCAATACAACTGCTGCAACTAAAGCAACCGCTAAAGTCACCATAATTGCTGCACCATAAAATTTTAAAATTGCTGTTAAACCGCTAGTTGAAACAGGTTCCATGCCTTTTACTCCAGATCATAGGCAAAAAAAAAGCACCCATTTGGGTGCTAACGTATTAATTTAAATTAAGCTTCAGAAGTACTTTGAGTAATCTGATTTGAATAGTTCCAGACAGTATCTTTCCATACATCGCGTGCAGCGACACGAATATAGTATGGCGTTGTTGGTTGTAGCCCTCCTATCGTTTTTGTAATCTCAGAGCCTGACCATGTAGGAGGCATTGTTGTTGGGTCAAAGTGAGGGTTATTGCTAAGCCAAATTGCATAATCTTTAAGATCTGGAGCCTCACTAGGGATCCAGCTTACTGTTATAGAATTCGTCGAAGCTGATGTATATATGTTAGATAGCACTGGAGGAACGGGATTGCTAATACTTAATTCAGCGAAGGCACTAAGCTGATCACCATTTTTACTTGCAACACGAATTGTGTAGGAACGGCCTAAACCATCTTGCTTAGCCTCTTCAATTGAATAACTATAATCAGAATTAGTGGTATCGACCTCACGCAGCATTGCACCATTCGACCAGATCTGAACACGATAACCAGTAACGCCACTTGAAGTTTGCCATTGTACTTTAAATGTTGTTCCGACAAATGGTGATTGCAAGGAAAGCCCTTTAATACCAGAGGGTTTCCCACCATTTAGCGTATAGCTATATGCCGTTACCTCATCAAGAGTTTGCTCTTTACGTTCAAGCCCATTAAAACTAGTAAATTTCAAGAAAATCTGCTTACCTACAAGATTTTCATTGAAACTATACTTGAATATTGCTTTATCTAAACGCACAAATGGTTCACCGGTATTATGATTTTGTGCATCATCGAAACGGCCACGTAAAACATCACTTAATGTATAAAGACCTAATCCATTTAATGTGGCCACTTGATAATTAAAGTATTCATCACCTATTTTGCAAAGTGTTTGATCTGCATTTGCATCGTCCAGTGTACCGCTAAAAATCTGGCTTGCCGTATTAAGTTCAACTTGCATAGATGTGGCACTAGTATCAATGGCATCTACAAGCCGACCGTAACGAGCAGAGCCATAGATGGTACCAATCATTTCATAAGTGGTATTGTCAAGACTTGCCCACACATTACAGCCACCCCAGTTAATGCCGCCCGACACCGCCGCCCATACTTGAACTTTACCATCTGAAAGATCTAAAGGAGGTTCAAAAATAATAGGTGCATTAACATTACCCGGTTCTTCATTCCCCCCTTGATAGCCATTGGATGCTTGAAGATCATATTCAATTGCAGATCTTGAACCAACTGCCAGCTCTTCTGCAGTCACAGCCAAACGACCCTCTTGGTCTTCTTCAATTCGAGTAATACGAACTGGAAAACGGTTTAAACCCAAAGCGCTATCGGTTAATGTAACTATATCCATTGGTTCTAATCGACAAAACTTCCACCCCAGATCAAATTCATATTCATTTCGCACATACAACAAGCGTTGTAGTCGTAATTGTGCTGCATGACGGGCGATTTTTGGGTCGCAAAAAAAGTGGTTTTCTACAGGATCTTCAGTACGTAGACCAAACATTTCAATATTTGCTTGATCCTTTGCTTCTACAGTTTCTGTATTGTATTGATTAAAACGGTTGATATATTCAATCTGCACATGATTATAAGCATCTGTGTCACGGCTGCGGCGTACACGTACTGGCTCATCATCGCCAATAAAGTCATCATCGGTTAAGTGATAAACTGGTGTGAGATCAGGTATAAACGTAACGCCGTTACCTGTAGTTGCAGAGTCCCCAAAAGAACGGATCTTTAAGCCATCTGGGCTGGGTACCACAGCACAATTTACTGCCTCAACAATCTCATTGATAGTTTCATAGGCTGGTCGTTGTTCTGTGAAAGCTGGACTAATTAAAAGATTGGCAGCTCGGCAATAAGTTCTAAATTCGTCAAGATCTGCAATTTTAAGATTTGGGGCCGCACCATGACGTGGATGTGTGATGAAATCTTCAATAACATCTGCCGGATTAGCGTCATCTATCGTGTCAGATAATGTAATCGTACTGATCACTTCAAAATTATGGTTTGAAAGACTTGCGCTATTCCCCATCTCATAATTAGCACATGCTACATATCCCAAATAAGGATAGTTAATTGCCTGTTCTGGATGCTTTGATAGTAACCATCCCCACGGGGGATTATTATTTCCATCGAATAATTCAAAATTTAACTGGTCGATTGGATCTAACGTGATAGTACCTTCCTGTTTAGGAACAAATTGCTCTTTATCAACCCAAATCAGGCCAATCTTCTTAATCTGGTTTTCACATAAACCTAGCATAAGAGAAGCACTATAACTAAAAGTGGTGTTACTGGTTTTTGTACCACCCCCCTTACCTCCAGATTTTTGAACCGTTGTATGAGGTGTTGCTTTAAAATCCCCATACCAAAACATATTAGCTGCTACCCGTGTTTTACCGTACACCAATGGCTGGCAAAGACCATATGCTGACTGTTGGATCCGCATAGAGTTAATTCGGGTATCCGTTGTACTAATTGTAGTACTACCAAATAATCCACCCATTTATTTAAGCCTCTTCATACGAAAAAACCCGGCAATTCGCCGGGCTAAACTTCCTTTTGTTCCATCTTGTATAATCACTCCCTGATGGAGATAACTGTGAATGACCTGCGGCCATTCAATAACAATTGCACCATGACTAATGCACTTGCCAAATTGATATAGAACAATATCACCCGGTTGTGGTGGCCCTTCTACTGGATCACATACGCCCAAAATCAATTCTAAATAACGTTGTCCCATCTGGTGCAAATGCCAATCAGGCGGATATGGCCGTGGATCTAAATGGTCCATCAATCCGACTTTTTCATAGACCTCACAAATCAAAGTGCCGCAGTCAACTCCCACACCTTTCACACGACCTTGATGATGGTAAGGAGTACCCAACCAAGTTAGGGCCTCTTGTACTGCTTCTAAATTTTTAGCTTTCTTCGCCATAGAATTTGGTCCATACAAAAAAGCCTTGGAAAATTCCAAGACTTTCATTAGTTTTTAGACTTCAATAATAGTTAGGTTCCCCGTCCTATAAGCCCCTGTATCTATAAAGTGACAGTTATGCTTAATGACAGGGTAGTCAACAATCGTATGACCCAGATAAATACGGTCAATATTTTTAACTTTACGGTAAATTCCAGTTTGATCGTTAAATCGATTTCTTGACCACAAGGCCAAATTCATAGCTAAAAGAACATCATCTATATCTTGCTTATTAAACGATTTTTTAAACTCAAGCCAATCGTTTTGCTCAACATTTGCATGAACAAATCCAATAAGCTCTCCCTTATGTTCAATTTCTAGATAGAGCGGAAGTTCTTTTAGTTGCTCAATTATCTTTAGTTGATCACTTTTAGATAATTTATAAAACCACTCACCACCGTTACGCTCATCTTTGTGTATATTGCGAATCTTATGATTCAGCATCCCATCAATACACATTTGTTCGTGATTTCCACGAACAGCTTTAAACCAAGATTTGTTAAGTAGATTTATACATTCAAGGCTCTTTTTGCCCCGATCAACCAAGTCACCTACCGAAATCAGAAGATCATTTTTAAAATCGAAACCTATGTCGACAAGATGCCGACATAGATTATCGTAACTACCGTGTAAGTCTCCGACTACAAAGATACGTTCATACTTCTTCATACGATTAATCTCAAAGCTCCTTCATCAAGATTGACTTGCTCACCTGAATTGTTCACGTGTGTTACAGTAACTACACCTGCACTTTTACATTCAGCAGTCATTTGTGTACCCTTTAAGTCAAACTGAAAATCAACTAAATATTGAGTACCAAGAGTCGCCGTTGAAAGATTTAATGTTGTTGATTGACTTGCACCAGCTGCCAATGTTGGCGGGTTCCAAAGTTTTTGAGCTAAAACTCCTTGATCTAAATATCCATATTTTGCATCAAGATATTTAATCCGTTCTTTTAGCCAAGCCATTATTTGACAAATCCCTCCGAGATCCTTCGATGGAATATCGGGCCAACGCTGTTGCTCTTGCTTAAAGAGATTGAGACTGAATTTTGATTCAATATCACGCTCAATTCGATAAACAGTATTAAGGTTAAAAATTCCTTTATTTCTTAATTCAGCATATCGTTTAATAACATCATTAAGAATAATTGGCTTAACAATAGGAATGATATTGTTAGCGTCCCAATTCCAATTTGAAGCATATTCAACCCCAATACCTGCCCAATGAAGCCCGAAAGTCGTATCAAGGTCATAAGGCATCCAACAATATTGAGTACCATCCCAAGTTGTCAAAATTGAATTCTTATCAAGCAAATCTGCTGCAGCAGTAAACTCAACAAGCAAATACCAATCAACAACATTTGTACGATCATAATATTTGTCGAATTGAGCAGTTCGTTCAGCTATTGGCAAACGGTGAAAATCCCAAAGCGCCTGCATGGAAGCTTTTACAGTAGCGTCACTAATCGGTCCGCCTTCTTCATAACCGTTTAGTTTAGGGTTTCTAAGGCCTAGTTTTTCGTAAGGCGGTGCAGATGCTGTGAAATCAATACCCCCTCCCAGCAACTCAAATTGAACATGCTTTTTATTGCTTTTGTCCAAATTGTAATTGTCTCGTTTTTTGCCAATATTTAATGTACCAATCCCATAAAAAACGCCATTTAAACGAACCACAGCAGGATAACCATCAACATGACCGATAGCACCAGTATCAAGTGAATTCACACCCAACTGGTTGAGGTACGCGCGATCTACCTCACGCTTTGGAAAACCTTTTCTTGATTGAACCATTTCCTCCCATAGTCTATTACAAAGAATGTTCCGGCTATGTGTTGCATCAATCCAGTTTGCTTTCCAAACAAGTTCCTGTTGAGGAATCAAATCTCCTAATTTTATTGAACGCTCAGTAGTAAAACTTTCATCCGTAAAAAAACCAAAACTAAAGTTCTTTTTCGGATACACAGCAGAACTACTCCCCTGTACCGCATATTGGGCATAACTTTCATTAACAACCCCGTCGACATTTAGCTTCAATCTACAATTAATCGAACCCTCAGCTTTACTCTCAGGCGGAAAGACTTTGTCTGCAAAAATGTCTATTTGAATTACGCTTGTAGGTTTTGGGAAAGTAAATAGCGTGTTCTGAACAACGTCTGTATTAAGCGCTTTTACCTTTGAACTAAACCGGTTAGTGCGATTCTTAATAACATATGGGTTAGATAGTTCTTTTAAATTAGGAATGTCACGGTGAATACTTGTAATGGTGATATATCCCTCATGATCACAAGTATAGTTTATCTTTGCGGATTTAATGCCTTGCGAACCAAACTCCGGAATTGAATGAACGCATCTGATGAAATTCCCGTTGTAGTCATACAAGTTAAGTACGCTCATTACTCCGGCAGGTTCATCCGTATCAACTACAGCTTCAAAAGTATCGCCATGTTTTACTGCAATCTTTCCCGTACTTTTATATGCAGACCAATACTCTGGAGAAACATTTTGATTGAATTCAATTCCAGCTGCTGTGTAACCAGTACCTGGTGCGAGAAAAGGGATTTTCTCTTCAATTTTTTCTGCAGCCAACCTAGATAAATTATCATTCCGCACAAAAACATTCTCTTGGGGTCTGCTCCATGATAAATTTTGATCAGTACCCGCAGGGGTTAAATCTGCTTTCAACTTCAGTCCGCTTATGTATGCACGGTTTGCTGGATTAACTGAACAAAAGACAATAAAACAGCGCTTTGTCGCAGTATAAGAATACTCAAATGGATATGAGTCGCCCGGCTGTTCAGTATTTTTGAAAGATTCTAGAAAGTTCAAATCTTTGTCAAAAATTACCATGGCGGGAATATTGCTGTCTGGATTAAGAACTGTTGCCTTAATCTGATCCCCTACTTCCAACGGTATTAAACCTGTATTTCTGTAGGCATTTGTATAAATATCACCGCCCCCATTTAAGTCATGGGTTCCGTTTTCATAGTAACGACCAAGCTCATTAAACTCAAAAGTTATTGTTTTCCCTTCACTCACCATTTTGGCATTTGCATATCGTAAGTTAGCAATCATCCGAACGATATATCTATCGAAGTATGAACTACGATCTAAAACTGTAAGCTGGTAATGATTGCCTGTCACAGTTGCAAAACGTGTAGGATAAAGTGATCCTGCATAGTGAATTGTTGTTGCTACACAATAACAATTAAATGGAGCTGTATAGCGGTATTGAACTTCTTCGACCTCTTCAGGGCCTGTGTTCGGTATAGATAAATCGGCAACTAATTTAAGATCCATGTCAAAAACTAGTAATGAGGCGACATCAGAAAAATTATTGCGATTCTGTTGTAAGATCGATGCACTAATTGTAGCGCCTTGATCAAGATAAATAAGCCCTGTATTTACATAGTTAACGGTATGAATGTCAAAGTTTTTGCTTCTATCAGATTCACCCGTTTTAAAGTAGCGTCCAACAACATTAAATGGATAAGTATTTTGTCGATCAAAATAAACGCTTGTAAGGGCTTTTAAAGCATTAATTTCATTTAATAGATCTTTTGAAACAGAATTATATTTCTTATCAAAATTACTTTTTTGTTCCAAAGTTTCTATGTACTCAATCAAGCGTTTTAAAGCATCTTTAAATCCTGCTTCAGTAACAGTTGGGTCTATGAATTCAGCAACGGTAGGGATTGTTGGAAATACAACATTAGATAAATCATTCATACTCTTTTTTCCATAAAAAAAGCCCTGCAAATGCAGAGCTATGGATTAAAATTTTGTTAAAACTTAGACTGAAGTTTCAGGAATAGGAACATATGGTGCGCCTCTAAAGCGAGCGCGATTATTAAAGCGATTGTCACAAGTATCTAGTCGTTTATCACAACCCGGATATACACGAATCACCTCACCAATTGCAGGCATTTCTAAAAGCGGCAACGTAAGAAGTAATGCTCCCGTTTCATGCAATCGCACCGTGCGCTTAATACCAACATTAATACCCTCAAGAAACTCTACAACACCCTGAGTGAACCAGCCTTGAGGATGACTTAGATCACAGTGAATTCTATTTAAAGTACTGTTAGCACCAATGGTTGTATCAACTGCAAATTCTGAACTTAATAAGCCACAAGCCTGATCAAAAAGTGTATTTAAGCAACCCGGTTGATACAAATTACGTGGCATTTGTACTTTTAAATCATCTATTTCCGAAACCACACTCGCTTTAATCTCATATCGATCAAACTCAGGTTCAATAATACGCCCTTCAAATAAAACCATCGTTCCAGCACTAGTATCTGTAGGGGTATTGATATCCATGAAAATACGCTCTAGCTTAAAGCGAGAACCATCTAAAATACCGTTATGGAATGCTTGAGCGACAGGCACCTCACCAAACATTGTACTTTCAGTAGTTTCAATCGTAATTGATAAATTATCGACTTCAATTCCAAGTGAGAGACTAATACCTTCCCGACTTATAATTGGCCCATTTGACTGAAACACCTTGCCATCTACCACCAAATCAACATCGTAATTTGTGTAATGATATTCAATACCTTGTATTGTTGTAATGGTATATAGATCAGCCATAATAAACTGATCTGCATCCAACAATCTTATAAGCTTATCTGATGCTTTTCTCATACCTTATTTCCCAATGAACCAATTAAGTCAACTTTGTTTGATTTCCAAAGCTTATGCATAAAATTTACATATTCTTGCGTGTCTTCTTTAAAACGACATCGGTAATAATAAGTACCTGAAACAGTTATTTCCTGATCTAAAGCAAGAGGTTCTGACAGGATCAGATATCCATCCTTAGTTATCTCAAATACGCCTTGCTTCCACATTAAAGCATCATCACTGACCCACATAGATTTAATCGTGTTTCGGTTCCACATGCTTTGATTAAAAGCCAAGATCTTTGGTTCGGTATGACTTAGGACTATCTTTTCGATCTGGGCTTCTGTTTCCCACCAACCTATGTAATCATCACCCCACATGAGTTTCTGCTCGTCTGTCCACATTAACTTTGAGTACTGATTCCACATTTGAGGATTCACATAATGTGGAAACGTAGGGTTTTGCTTGTGAGTTTTGAGAGTTTTATAAATTTGAAACTTCTGTGTAATGCCATCACCAACAAATGTGCAATTAAATTCATTATCTTCAGGCATCTTATAGAGAAAAGAATCAAATGATCCTCTCCTCTCTAGAAAAAAACTTTCAATAACTTGTAATTCAGATTTACCATTTCTTTCTCGCAAAAAACCGAAAGACAGTGAAATTTCATACTTTGGAAAAGATTGAAAGCTTGCTCTTAATTCACGACCATTTACTGATTGCATGATCTTGGTATTAAACATGGGAGTTTTAGTTAGATCCCATTCTAGACCCGGCAATTCAGGAAATAATACATCTGACATGATCACTCCTTATTTTCCAAAGTTCCGACTGTAACCTTTTAAACCGCCTGCTAAATCTCGACCATGTTTCTTCATGAAGTCTCTAACTCCTTTAGCATCAATGGCACTAATATTAAAAACTGTCGTGCCTGCACCGGCACCTTCAGCAACTGCAGCTGCACCAAAGCTTGCCCCATTACGTAAAGCATTACCCATTTCACGAATGGTATTTGCATGTTGAGACGGCAAAACCATCTCATCTTCATGAAGCTGTGTAATTGGATTTACGCCTGAAGGAATGTCGTAACCGCCTCGAGCAGATTTTATCTTGCCCGCAAGACCAGCAACCAAACCAAAAGCAGCCGCACCAGCACCAACGGCCAAAATTGGACCAACATACGGAATTGCAACCATGGCTTTAAAAGCTCCGGCCATTGCTTCCCATGCAGACATCATAATGCCTTTGATAGCTTCAGCTGCTTTTAAGCCTAAACGTGCCAAACCACCTGCTGCAGTAACGCTGGTACGTGTTGCTTCACCTGCAATGGTTGCCCCTGTTTGTGCAGCTTGGCCAGATGCTTCAGCCGCCGTCTCAGCACCGACAAAGCCAAGTTTACGAGCCAACTTAATGGCTTGAATTCTTAGCCATCCTTGCAACTCTTTAGTAGCTGTTTGCAAGGCAAATGCTCCCATGTCAGCAAGCACTGCTTTAGTTGCGTTACTCCAAGTGAGGGTACCATTCATAAGAGACTGAATGCCCTGATCCCAAAGGTTAGAAAGTCGAGAAGTAAAGCCACCAAACTTAGCTTCAAAGTCTTTCATTTCCGCATCACTGATTAAGCCCATAGACTTAGTGTCAGCAACTTTCTGGTCGGTTTCTAAATCAGAAATGTTGTTTGTGATTTGGTTTTGGTTACCTTGTTTGCCTGTAATGTTGGTCTGCTCATTTTCCAAAGCCAAACGCTCTAAAAGACCTTGTCGCTTAATTTCGCGTAACTGATCTTCTAGCTGTTTTTCCAACTGGACTTTACGGACATTTGAAATTTTCTTGGCATCAAACTCGGCTTGGATCCGTGCAGCTTCAATTTCATAAAGGCGCTGTGCTTGCTGTTGATAATTGTCTATCTGTTCTTCACGAGCTTTTTTGTATTCCTCAAACTCTTTTAAACGGATAGCAATAATCTTGTCTGAAGCATCCTTTTCAGCTTTGACTTTTGCAGCGGCTTTTTCATCTGCAGTCATCTTGGATTTTTCAATTTCATCCAATGCCTTTTGCAGATCTAAAGCAACCTTCTTTTCTTCGGATGCATATTTATACCGAATATCGGCAAGTGCTTTAGCTGCTTGTTCAGCTTGGCGCTGACGCTCTTTAGCTTCCTGCTCAGCCTTAGATTTAGCTGATGATTTAGAACCGCCTTTCTCGTCTTTTTCACCAGTACCTATACCTAATTTTGTATTAGGTGGTGCAGTTCCTAAGCCAAGCTTAGGTGGTTTTGGCGGCTTGACTGGTTTGGTCGGATCCTTAAACACATAGTTGGTAATATTCTGATTACCCGCTGTAGTAACCTCAAGAATTCGCTTTCCTGCTGTGACAAGTGAATTGGCTGCTGTAGTGGCTCCCGCATTCCAAGAGTTTTTCAGGTCTGCCATGCGGCCCTTCATTTGATTAGTGTATCGATCAGTAATACTACCAAGCTGAGATAAACCACCCTCCCATGCAGCTTTTGCACCTGAGAAGTTAAAATGGAGGATATTATTTACAACGCTACCAAATGTTTGAAACTTAACTTGTAGAACATCCAAGCCGTACTGGATAGTGCTACGAACCATATCAAAGCCAGCCATAAGGCCATTAAATGCAATAATTAATGCTTGGCAGACCGTAACAACAACGGCACGAATGATTGCAAAAGCAGATTGCACGCCTACCTGAAAACCCGTAACTACTACACCTAATGCTCGTAGTACTACAGATATAGCATCCATAAAGCCTATCTGTTTATTCGCATCGTCTCCAATGCTTCCAGTCAAGTCACTCCAGATTGCCCCGATCGTTGTGAACTGCTCACTCAGAATGCTAAATAGGCTTTCAAAAATACCAATAATCGATTTAATTGAATCATCAATGGCATCCTTAGAATCAACCGCAAAAGTTAAAAATTGATTGGCTAATTCAGTCAGGGATGGAGCTGCTTGTGCTGCAATTCGGGTTAATACTCCTTGAAGTGTTGTTTGGACAGTCTCAAGGGACGTATTAAATTCTTTGGTAGCAGCTATGGCATCATCACTCATGATTACGCCTAGATCATGAGCCTGTTTAGCATACTCTTTTAATTTTTGACCGTTGTTATCCAATAATGGAGCTAATAATGTTGCATCGTTCGCAATGGCTTCCATATAGAAAGTCATTTCAGCCTGTGACACATTAGCTTTTTGCAAAGTCTGGTAGTACTTTTCTAGGATTTGCGGACCAGATAATCCTTTAAATTGTTGGGCAGTGACACCGACTTTTGGCGCGATCTTCTCAAAGAAATCGGCCATTTCACCACCACCAGTTTGCATGAAGTCACCAAACTTATCGTTTACATCTTTCATGATGTCCGATAGCTTGTCCTGCTCCACGTTTACTTTTTTGGCAGCAAATGCCCATTCTTGAAATTCCAAAGTATTCGAGTTTGCTAATCGGGCTTGAATCTCTAACTCTTTTGAAGCCTTACCCACTGCAGATACAAGATCAGGAATTGCTGCAACTGCTTCCGCTGCACTTCTAGCAATCTCTTGGCCAATACCAAGAAAAAAACCACCTCGGACCAAAGATAGACTATTAGTCAGCGAGTTCTTAATATCATTGCCTACCGTCTTGAACTTATCTGAAAGATTTGAGGCAAAGCCATTTAGCTCTGACCGTAGATTAGAAAGATCAAGCTTAAAATCAATGTTATGCCCAGTACTTTCAATCTTCTTGGCGGAATCTGAAACTATTTTTTCTGCATCTTGCATACCTTCCTTTAACTCGGAAGTTTTAGCACCAACATGCACCTCGACACGGTTATTATTTGCCATACACACCTCATAGGCATAAAAGAACCTTGCCGATGCAAGGTAAATTTGAAAAATAAAAAACCCCGTGTGAACGGGGTTATTTTCTAAAGAATATTTATTGAATTACAACTAAGTCAGTTATTCCACAACCTGACGATGCAGCTTGGGAATGTATAAATCCCATATTAAATTGTTTGACTGTTTTAGTTTCACCAGCTTTAACAATCTCATAAATTACTCGGCTATTGCTGTCGATCTTTGTTTTACTATTAGAATAGTGCTCACACTCTACAGTGATATCTTTAATGTCATATTTACTATTATTTTTGATTTTAAAATCAACCAACATGACACTATCAAAACCACCTTTTGACCAATCATAATCAAGTACAGTATTTTTTAATGCATCTTCTTTAGGTGACAATTCCCTAGTGCTACTTGATGAAGAAGATCCCTCTCCACCACCAGCAATAATGCCAATAATAAATAGAATAACAAATCCTAGAAAGATCCATTTTAATAAGGAGCGTTTTTTAACTTTTGCTCCACAACTTGGACAATTTTTAGCTTGAGTACTAACTTGTGCCCCACACTCTTTACAATTTGTTAAAGCCATTGATTTATCCTTATAAAGTTTAATTAACAAACTTTAACCAACGCTTACAAATAATGCAAACAGGGCAGCCTTAACCACCCTGCGGAAAATTCGACAAAACTTCCAGCATATCGTCTTCGTCATCATCTGAAACGGTAATAGCTGGCGGCGTTCCATCAATACCCATAAATGCTTCCAAAATACGGCAAAGCCGTTGTATCCCAACATGTGCGGGAGGGTTACTTTGCTGATACGCACTTAACGCTCTTAATCGGGGTAGATCCATTTCATTACGTACATAGTCGTAATCTTTACCCATTGTCAGCACTAAATGCGTGTACAGCTCCTCCCAATCTATTCCCCCGAACCACCTGCAGCGTTGTCTTCATTTCCTTTAAGACCAGACACAGACATTACAGCTTCCATAACTTCCGTGAGTTGATCCATATAAATCATGTCAGCAACATCATCACGTGTGATATCCGGGTAATTGCGCTTAAGCGACTTAAACGCAACATCAATCACGGTACCCACATCATCGGGCTTAAATGCTTGAAGAGCTGGCAATAACTTTTCAACCGCACCAAGTGACAAAGGAGCAAATACAAATGGCTGACCATCAATAATAATTGTTGAGCCACGTGGGTTATCAACTTGCTTAAATTGCATCTGGTATTACTCCGATAAATCGATTTTGAAAACACGGTTAAGATCATCAGCCATAGGCTGGAATTCAAACTCAGGAATATCGTAATCGTCCTGTTTTGAACTGAATCCAAGTTTGTTACTGGTACAACGGAAGAAATTCATGTGCATGAACTTACCTTTGTAGTCACGTTGAAGGTCAACGGCAAACTCTGGCGTATAGCCCATATCTAGGTTTGAGACAGTGATTGACTTAGCACCCGCCACCATTGCTGAATAACGGAAGTTAATAAATACCGTTTTACCCACATCTGCAGCAGCAAATGTATAAGCACCAGTTGCGGCATCTACACTGTATTGTCCAGTTGTTGGTGCTGAAGCAACCCGTTTAAGTGGGATTGCTTTCGCATCTGTTACACCTAGATCCTTCACGAATGTACCGCTGTTAGGGACAACCGGTGTAACAGTACCACCAGCCGGAATCACTTCACCATTAATGGTTTGGGAAACTGTTTCAATTCCACCTTCAGCAACAACTCCACCGAAGAAAATGGAATTTAATAAGGTACCGTTAATACGTCCGAAAGAAGCTTTACATTTAATGGTACCTTTACCACGCGCAGCATCTACAGCAAATTGACCACGACCGAAAAGCTCTTTTAAGTCATAGCTAATATCCACACCAACGGATTGCATCACCCCCACTTCAACTGGTGTGGGATTACTAATCGGTTGCCCGTATACATCTTGAATCGGTGTAGCAAAGATCTTGCCGGCACCAAATAAATATTGAGCCATTTATTTTGACCTCTCTAAAATGACAAAACCGCCATCGAGGCGGTCATAAAATGAATATTTTGTTAATTGGTTGTGAGGATCCGGATAGGGATAATGGCAATCGCCTGATCATCTAGCATGTTTTCTACTGCTTCATACACTTCTATTGTGCCTTCAATCCAGCAATGCTCAACCAAACCTCCCAAGGTCTGACATTCATTAAAATCTGGATGATCTGGCTGAATAGCTTCACGTACACGATCGATGAATATATTCATCTGCGATGATGGCGGCTTTGTAGTGTCCGATTCATGAATATAGAGATAAACCTCAGCAGCTAGTTCAACTTTTGAATCTAAACCATGTACCGTGACTTCTTGCTGATTGCCTTGTGTAATAAACATGGCTGGGCGCTGTTCTGGTGTTACATGGTTAAAGTGACGTAAACGGCGACTTACCGTAATCAATCCTTCTACCCTTGTGCTTAACCTTTCAAACAACGCCTGATAGATTGCTTCGCTATCCACCTGCTATACCTCGCTCAATTGCTGCATCAATATTTTTCGGCACAATCTTGGCCACGATATCCAGTGAATCACGCATGAACCGCAATTCTCTAAACCGAACATTCCTAGAATGGGCCTTAATATTGACCTGAACAGGTGAAATAGGTCGGCCAAAAGCCTGTTTAATCGTCCTAAGGTGTGCTTTAACACCCAAAGCTCCATTTAGCCCAAATTCATGTGCAGGTGCATAAGGCACCAAAGCACCACCAGCTCCCACGGTTCCCTCTATCGAATCCTTATCCTCATCCACCTTTGATGAAACGGATCCACGTAAGCGGCCAGTCTGAACTTTAAGTCGTTGGCCACTTAACATGTCTTCCTGAACAATCCGCTGTAAGCGCAAAGTAAGAGCGTTAACCGTGCGTCTTATTTCAAACCTAACGCGATTATTCATCTCATCAAAGTTGACCTGAGTATCAACACGATAATCGCTCATAGCTTAATTACTCTTTAGCAGATGCTGCAGATTTCTTTGGCTCAACCACTTCAACATAACGCTCAAAACCTAAGGGCTTTAAAATATGGATAATGTCATTATCAGATTCTAAAACGCCGTTTTTGATATCTAGGTTTTGCCCGGCAATAACGAGTTTGGTTGGTTTATAACCTTCTGGTGCCTGATATTTAAAAGGCATGGGATTCTCCTATACAACAAAGGCACCCACACCCAAACGGTTAGGGTTTGTGCCTTCATCATCAATTGGAATGGAATTTTTTAACGCAAGATAGCGCTGGCCATACATGCTGAGATCATAGAAAGCTTCTTTCGATGAACGTGAATAACTCACACTTTGGCCCGCAATTGTCATGCTTGAGGCGGTACCAAAAGCAGCACCATTGCCGCTTGAGGCACCTACTTTAAGGATATGTGCTGCATATAGACCTACAGCACGTTCCTTTAATGCCCCGAACTCAATTTGAGAAACAATCAGATCCGCCTCTTCTAAAGCATCTTGAATTTTTGCATCTGGCAAAGACATTAAACTCGAATCAGTCGAGAATTTCTGGCGAAACGTTTGTACGTCCATACAATCACCTTATTCTTTAGCTTGAGCCAACTTAGCTTGTAACTGCTCAAGTGTTTCATCATCACTAAACGTTACTTCAAGCTCTGTTAATTCAGCTTTCACGGTGGCCAAAGCAGCTTCTTCTGCAGCTTTTGCCGCATCACCTGCTGCATCGTTTTGTTTACCGCCTTTACCACCACGGCCACCGGTTTTACCACCTGCCTTTGGTTCTTCATCTGGGATTTCCTGAACTTCGAGCTCACCTTTTTCAACGAGTGATTTAAAGGCTTTACCTTTTGAAATACGTGTGAGATCCGAAGCACTAACTTGTACGGTTTGGCCTTGACCGACTTGAATCCCATCAAAAGAAAAAGCGGCCTGAGAGCCGCTGTAAGTAATTTTTGGCATGTTTAGTTATCCTTATTCAACATCGTAGTAGCGGAGAGAATCGACACGTTTTAAATAGACACCTTCATACATATAGTGTCCCGGTGTACGCATCACATAATTGATAGGCTGAGCAGCCAAGAATTCCAGTTCATTACAACGGAAAGTAATACAGCTCGGATCACGGCGATAAATAATACTGCGGTCAGTACCACCTTCACCTTTACCTTCAAGCATACTTTCAGAAGTGAATGTCAGTGTTTTACCTTGCATTGCAAAGGTGTTCTTTTCCTTAATGTATTCAAGGAAAGTTTTACCCGCTGAATCTGGAACAATACGGCTCGCTAGAATAGTGAACTTATTCTCAGGCATCACGAAAGTATCAGGTTGAATACTGCCATCGAACTTAGAGGCATTAGAAGCACCTTTAATTGCCTTATTGATATCGGCAAGAATGACCTCTACTGTGGCAGTCGTATAATCTACCGTAGAAGTAATCACCTCAACACCTGTTTGATTATAGAAGCCTAGCAAACCAGTTTCAGGCTCGCCAAACCAAGCGACATCACTCATGTGATTTTCATAGGCCAATCGAGCTGCTGCAACTTTGTCAGTCGTTAACTGGATACCAGCTTTTAAAGCTGCTGCAGCATCAAAAATACTGATTTCATAACCAATAACACCAGGCTGTACAGTGAGTTTTACTTCATCGTAAACAACCTCTGCTAATGGCACGTCATTACCTTGACCTGAGAAGCGCTTACCACGTCCTACACCTCTCTTACGTTGCAAGACACTAGCCGAACCTATAACTGCACCTTCCAATCCTTCAATTGGTAAGTACTTTGCATAAGCTTGGGCTTCAGCAAGTTGCGGTGTCATTTCATCGATTGATTCAAGCTTTAATAATAACTTGGCAAAGTTATCTAAATTAAATGCATCCCCTACAGCGATTTGCACCCCATGCGCAACTGCTGATAGGCGAATTTTCATTTGTTCTAATTGTTTTGACATTGATTATGCTCCACGTAAACGAAGAATAGCTAATCCATCAGGACCAGTGATGGTTTCCCAAGAAGCATTAGGTAGTTCCGTAGAATCTAATGCTGCAGAAGAAAGTGAACCAAGTGGCGCTTGGGCAGTAGGGTTCGCAGTACGTACATAAACCTTCGCATTGATATCAATCACTGGAGCTGAAGGCTTCACCCAGATAGAACCGATTTGCATTACAGGTGCACAGTCCTTAGCTTGATAGGCTTCTTTACCTAAGGCATTTTTTCCAGATTTACCCACGTGCTGAAAAACCACTACACCAAACTTTGTATTGGTTGCCCCAGTTACTGCGCTTACGGTTTTCCCGTCAGCAGATTGGACCACCACTTCGCCGTCACTAACTACGCCAGTACCAGCAACTGGCAAAGATAAAATTTCTTCGGGCATGTGCAGGCGAGCACGCATACCCGGAATAGCTTGAGGGGTTAAAGACATTTGCAGTTCTCCAGTTAATTAGAAACTTTGTTTCCAAGCTTCTTTTTTGTTGTTTGGTTTAGGCTCCCCATCTACTGGTTTACCGTCACCAGTTTTAACTTGCTGTTGCTGGTGAAGAGCATCACCTACAGGATTAGAAGGATGTGTACCCTTCACAGCACAGAGTGCACGGAAAGTTGTGTCGATCTGCTCTGGCTTTGCATCACCTACTGATACGTTACCCATCAAAGCAGTTACTAAAGCATCACCAGCTTTTGCAGCAATAACATCACGCTTGATTTGCTCACATGAGCAACCTTCGGTTTTAACTGTTGGCACCAATGCTTTAGCATCGGCAATCACAGCAGCACGCTCTGCAGCAGCTTGCTCAAGCTTTTCAGGAGTCATCTGGTTCTTTTCCAGATCACCTACTTTTTGCTCCAGTGCTGTTTTTTCGGCATGCAACTGATCTACGACTGCTTGAATTGCTCCAAGCTCATCACCGATAGAAAATTGCTTATCACCAACTTTAAGTTTTGCAGCCTTCAAGTTTTCCAGCTGCTCTTGTTGCTGCTTTAATGCATCGGCCAGAGGCGTGTTATCGCCGATGTTAAAACGGATACCGTTTACAATTACTTCCATTGTTTTATTCCCCTTTGGTGGAGTTTGCTGTTTGTCACCGATGCGGCAATCACCACCACAACGGCCATATTTAACGAGTGCTACGTGATTGCCAATAAAATTGGTAAATTTGGCTTGATACGGCGTGCCATCTGGCGCAGTACCCTGCTCAACGATTAATAAGGCTCCATAGCCAAGCGACATTTCTAGCCGCTCGTTGCTTTGGATCAGATCAATGCTGATCTTGTCTTTAATAAGCAAATCGCCCACCAGATAATCACCTTCCTGCCGGACGTTCTCACAATAGCCAATGTGATAATCCTTCCAGTTAGAAGCGTTAATTTCATTTTTAGGCGGGTGATAGTCAGTAGTGTCTACACCATTGAAGCTTTGAATAGCCTCAGGCTTGAAAAGCTCTTCTGCAGGCGTGTAGACATTAATGACTTGATCAGCGGTATAACCTTCCAGTGATGGAAACTCATACGCATAGTACTGACGTACTTGAGGCGCTTTAGCTAAGCGAACATTGACGCATTTCAGATACCCCTCTTTGGTAAATGAGCGTGTCGATTCGCTTGGCGCAAAGTCACCAATTTTGAGTTGGTAAATGGTTTTCATAAATTGCGCTCAATAAAAAACCCACCAAATGGTGGGTTTGAAATATCAGATTTAATTTCCTGTGATGAAAATTTTCTTTATTCGTAATCTAAGGTAAATCTATGGCCTGTTTCCTTAATTATATAAACAAATCTTTGATTAGCCTCATCCATCTCCAAACCGATAGTTGCTATTTCAGTTGTTCTTTTTTGAGGGTCAGCCTCTAATATTTGATCAATATTCGTAGAAATTGCATCAAATGAGTTCTCAAATGTAATTAAAATCCTCTGAACATTCGTTATGGCTTCTACAGGCGATCCATTAGCAACAACACCAAAACCTGGTGGGTGATATTCTGTACCATCCTTTACTCTAACTGTTGTGTTGTAGCCTTTACGTCTTAAAATTTTATATTGCTCTTCTGTCAATGGTTCGCTAGTCGATTCAGACTTAAAACTAATTAGTAGATTAGGCCAATTTTCATGAATAGTTTCGATGATATCTAAATCGCACCAATCGCCATGTGAGAAAATACCAATAATGTGTGCTTGAGAGTTAGAAAAGTGGATAAACAATAAATCCGACGTTCTTTCCATATACCCATCACTTTCCACAACATTACCTAAATGAAAATGCTGGATTCTCCAATGAGATAACATATCATCATTATAATCTAGCTTTTTAAGGTTTCTGCTTTGATATTTATTTAAAGAGTTTCCTTTTTCTATATCTAAAATAATTTTTTGATAAGCACCTAAATGTTCAGCAGGTATGACTAAATTTTGAGGTTCAATCACCTCTCTCGGTTGAGCGTTAATAATTCTGTACTTATAACGTTGATATAAATGAATTGGTCCATTTGTTCCAGCCTTATAATTACCAAACTCACTAACTAATTTTTTATGACAGTAATCTTCGTAATCTTTTAAAATTTCATTTTTAATTTCCATTACCCCACCTTAATAAAA